AATAACCTGGATTACGGGCGTAAAGGCATTGATAAGGCCCTGGCCTATTGTTGCTCTCAGGGCCTCAAACTGTAGCTGCAAGATGCGTACCTGGTTGGCCCAGGAGTTGCTTGTCCTGGCAAAATCTCCTGATGCATCCGAAAGCTGAGACATAACAAACTGATACCGCAACATGACCTTTTCTTGCTCAGTCATCTTTGCTGTTGTTTTTCCAAATCCGTTATTAAGAGCGTATTGGTCCAGGGCTGTCTGGGTCATGACAACGCCAAGGTCTTTAAGACTTTCTGTCTCTCCTGTGAATATGCTCTTAAGCTTCGTGTAGGCTTCATCCTGAGAGAGATTATAGAATGATGCCACATCACCTGTAAGGCCCGTTATGGCTGCTGACATATCGTATCCGGCCTTTCCTGTTATACCGAATGACTTAGCCATAGCGCCGTATGTACCCATATACTTCTTCGCCATTGTCTCCGACAGGCCGAATGCTTTTGCTGCATCTTTTGCAAATGCATCCACCCTGCCGGACATGGCGCCGAAGGTGACGTCAACAACGTTCTGCACCTCCGTCAAATTGCTTCCCAGGTCAATACATGATTTTCCAAATGCTACAATAGCCGCAATGCTCAGTACCGATGCCAGAATAGCTCCTACCCGTTTCCAGGCGTTTGCTATTCTGGCAGTCTGCCGCTCTATTCGATTTGTTACCTGTGCCGTTTTAGCCTGTACCTTTTCCATCTGCTCCTGGTATGGCTTCGTGTATGCCTCAATGATGACCTTAAGCTTTTCAAGGGTAATTCCACTACCGTCCGTTATCCTCACCGCCTTTCTGTTCCATATTTTAAATTAGGCCGCGTTGCCTGCGCATCTCGTTGAACCTTGCGGCATATTCTCGTCTGGATATCTTTGCCTGTTCCAATGCTTCGGCTCTCTGTCGCTCCTCATAAGCTTCCTGTTCTTCGGCGAACAAGTCCGGGTATATATCCCATACATTTGGAAGCTTAATCTCATTCTTGTTGTCAAAAAGCTTCTGCATGTGTAGCCCTATAAGGTCAGATAATTGGAAGCGGGAGGTAATCTGCTCCTTAACCCTCCTCTGCTCCCTCCTCGCATATGAGCCCATAAGGTCGCGGATTTCACCCAAGGAATATCCCCAGAATTCATCCGGCCTTATGCCACAATCCAAAGCAAGAGGGTATAACTCATAAACGAGGTCGGATATGGTTACATCTCGTCCTTGAGGTCCTCCCTCTTGTCTATCACACTCTCCCTCTGGTTCTCCGTAAAAAAACCGCTCACCAACATAATCTCCATGATAACATCAACCATGAGGTCCATCTGGGTTCCGCCCTCATCTGCATATTGGTCATACAAGGCCTGTACATCCTTATATTTAACGCCGTGTTTCCAGGGCGTCATGGCTGCCTGAATCACTGTTAGCATGATTCCCAACTGTGGCAAGCCACCACTCTGCATAATCAACGTCACCAGATTACATCGGAATTTTTCTTCCAATTTACAAATCTGCTGGGTGGTAAGCTTAAGTTTGTAATCTTCTCCACCAACAGTCCAATATGCAAAAGCCTTTCTTCTTTTCTTAAGTTCATCAACTGTTTCAACCTTTTTCTCGGCCTCGTTTTCTTCGTCCATTCCAAACTGTCCCATATTCCATTATCCTCCTTATTATTCAGGGTCCGTCACGGTCAAATC